GCGGCGCCCAAGCAAGAGTGGGGATAACGAGATTTTTCAATCCCGAGTCAGGTGTTTAATCATGAAGTGATTAAACTAAATGACATCACGCGAATTATTGTCCGAATTAGGTGACTAAATCTAACTTAAAATTATTCTTACATTTAAACATTTATGATATTTATCTGTATTATGATGTGTTGTCTTTGAGATAGGGAGCTCCTATTAGCCAGCCCATACTGAAATCATCACCAGCGGCGACTCGCAAGTCAACGTCGGCACGATCCTCTGTAGAAGGCGTCGTTTCAAAGAGACCACTAATTGCATTCCAGTTTATGTTACTGACACGAGAACCTTGATAATCAAGCACACACGCGTTGTACGTGATATCGTCAAGTGGTATTCCGTCAGGAGCACAAATTGGAAGTATAGGGGTATTTGAATAATAGGGGCATGTTACCTCAATGAATGGATTCAAGTCTACAAACTGTCGGTGAGAAAAGCTTGTACCCTTGTAGTTTGGTGTAGGTGGAGTGTTTTGCGACAGTACTGAACCAGCTACTGGTAAACTTGTGGCGGCATTGGCACTCGTTACATGAACAACGGGATTTTCTTGCACAGCGACATGAGAGATCGTGGGTTTTTCAACACCAAGACCATCATTGGCGACATACAAGAAAGCATCGTGCATTGTTTTGGGTTGGACGGCAACTTTGTAGCGGATGCTACCTCTCCAAAAGCGGTAAAGCCAGGAGAAGTAGTCTAGAGCAGCTACAGAGGTGTCTTCTTCCTTACCAAAATATCCGTTGCTAACTGTAACTTTTTGGTACCTACTTTTGAAAACCGTTTCAGCCCGAAACCCGAAACGTTTTATCAAAGAGCGTATGTTGCGCACATCTTCACCAATAGTCAGTGTTTTTGGCACTAGCGTGTTAGTTGTGTTCATACCAAACATGTTTGCAGCATCAGAAAAGTCATTGAACCCTTGATCTTGGAAGTTACCCAAGACTTGTGATTCGTAGTCTGAAGAAAAGTCGTAATCTTCATCTACCTTTGCAGGTACCTGACGACGACGTCTTGTTAGCTTCTCTACGATTTCTTTCTTAGTAACTGGTTCTAATTTCTGAGGTGTAAACATGTCAGTTTGTGTTGGTGAAGTTTCAGTACCATTACCAATCCTATAACGTTCGAAATCAGGTATTTCAAGGTCATAATCACTTGCGGCAGACACCCACATGTTGAGCTCAACGGATTGCTCAACAGTATCAGGGGCACGCAAGGCATTAAGCACTTCAGTAACCAAGATTCCGGTAGTTGCAGATTCGTTTGGCACAGCAGTGGGTGGTGCAAGTATCACTCGTTTGTACTGTGTGTTTGCAATATAAGGTATGGTAAACTCAATTTGGTCAGAAGTGCGTAAGTCAAGTACCCACGAGTAGCATGTATCCAGGTTGTAGTTCTGATTCAATTGTCCAGATGGAACAAATGCAATCCTCAAACGACCTGAATGGTATGCTGTTTTCGCAACGGTAACTTTGTACGTAAGCCCTCCTCGCCAGTATTGAAACGGTGCGGAAGCAAATGCCAACAATGTCGGGTTATAATTGTTCTGAAAACGCGGACAAATACCAGGATGCACAGCAATTTGATTGAGACTCGGATTAACAAAAGGATCAACAGACGAAGCCCATGGAAAGGTTTGAAACCAATTCGCATGTGAACAAACGTAGTTAAGATCCATTTCGTCAACCTTCGACCCAAACAAATCACCACGCATTTCCAGTTGATTGTCAGGTTTACATGCTAACATCACTGACTGGTCAAGACCGTCAGTATGCGTAAAGCCGAACCCAGGAACATTTTGGTATTTGTTTTGAGTTTGTACGGATGTGGGTTTTGATAAGCCCATTAATGCTGACACATTAGAAGCAGAATTTGCAATCCACTCCACTGGTTTGAAGGTCTCTCCAATAATTGGGAGATTTGACATGCCCTTAGCAACACCAGCAATATGCTCTAATGTTTCTGAAACGATACCTTTCTGAGACTTTTCCTTATCTTCAGCAACCTGAGATTTGTATGGAGTCAGAAATGTTAACTTTCCAGTATCGGCATCTTTACGTACTTCAATAACACCATCCTTGATAAGTTTAAGAATCATACCTTTATCACTAGTGGTCATGTTTTCGTTTGTAGGAGTCAGGGTAGTACGGTTGATACGAGCAGTTGGGACACCAATGTCGATGTTCTCAAACCACGCGAACACTGTCACTGTACAATCCGTAAGTGTCTTGAGCTGGTTGAGCACTGTAATCCGTAAATTGCCCATATCTCCCTGTTGTGTTGTTAGGTTGTAATGTGTGTACGGGCTGACGAACGGAATCCGAAGATCCCCCGAGTTGCCAGTCGCCGCATCTAACACAATGTGTGGGAAAGCGGTTTTTGCGGGCAAATGCTCGTTGAGTGCTGCTCTTCGACCCACAACTCGTGAAAACGGAGCAAAATATGCCAGTAGTTTTCCCTGTTGAAATGTAGATGCGTTTATCATAACTCGTACGCAGATATCTGCCCGCAGAAAGGTAAAATTCTGCAATTTATCACGAATTATTGCTGATGCGTCTGTTATGGCGTCAGGAAATGAAATGTCATAAATGTCAGTGTCTTGTTTCTGCGCTGTTGTCCATTTTTGTTGTGTAATGCGTGTGGGTCGCGAGAGTATATCTTCTATTGTGTGCGTTCGACCTTCCGAACCTGGAGCGAGCACCGATTGATTGGGTGTCACAATTTCTGGAACGGAGGCTTCTTGCGTAGCAGTATCATCAATAAAAGTTAGAATCTCCTGTGGTTTTGACGTAGGGGCAGGATCTGACTCAACTATAGTAGTCGAGGGGTCTTGCATCGTCGAATCTCCAGTCTGGGCTTGAAAACTCGGATAGGGGATATCACAGTTTGGAAATTCTAAAACTCCAGCATTTACAATGTTATTATTCTCTAAAGTTAACCTTAAAATATAATCCTTACTTAAACATCTTACTCTATAATCATTAAACTTTTCATACTCACCATCCAAAACGAATGTTGAGGTATCAAAATATTTACAAAATTCACGAATACGGTTTAGTACTAAAGGATTAGTTTTGTTAAATTTGAGAAGGTCCTTCAAGGAAAGCAATAGGTTTTTATCAAGGGGAAGAGTTGAATCATAGGTTATATAATTGGCAGTAAGCTAATTGTTTTACAACGTAATTTAATGATCAGCTTAAATCAGAAAAATGTTGGATCGGATCAATATCCTATATTTAAAGTGGCAAACATTGATCAATAGAAGTGAACACTTCTCCACTTAGCAAAGGAAGGTTAAAGAATTAAACTTTTTACTAACTTAGGTCCGGGAATTGCTGCTTACCAATTGTTACGATCATGACTGATAAGCCCTAAGCCTAAGATTTACCTTAATAGTATTGATCAAAATCTTGAAGGCGATAATCCGCGTAGGAGAAAAGCTGCGGTTGACGTGGAAGATTTGCGCGACACGCACGGATTAGATCCTTGCTGTTCACGTCAAATACATGACGCGGGTGTAAAGACAACTCACGAAGAGCTGTCTCCACATTCGTGATTGTATTCTCCACCACGTTAACATCAGTTTTCACCCACAAGCACATTTCCATGATCACATCCAAATCAAGTGGAGCCAGAATTGTCCCTTCTGTCTCGTAGAAACCTCTCTTAAGGAATTTGACGTCCGAGAGCGATCTATGAGACACAAGTTCACCTGTCTTTCCTTCATCTGTATATGTCATGCCAATATCAGCATAGCCTTCTGCAATAGTGATCTGATTGAAGTAAGCGATGACTTCGTCGTTTATATTCAACACGTTATCATCGCCAAAAGAAATCATATTTACATATTTATTGAAATGAGCAAGCGAAGGAAAAGGAGTGTTTTTCATGATGTTAAGCCAGACGACACGCATGGAAATAGAATTGTAGCACGAATTGATTATTACAGTAGCCGGATTGCCAGATGGTTGTGAATGAGTCCAGGAGTACACATTGTCCTCGAAGATGTGATGGGATGAAACAATTTCCTCCCATAATACCTTCCGGACACGCGCATTCTCCTCTCCATCATCATACCAGTCGTTAATCAGGTCGCAAATTTTGTGCAAGATCTGGGGATTAAGCGTTCCATCAAAGTTTGAAAAATCACCAGCAATGACTTTCTGTCCTTGCCTCTGCAAATATTTTCCGAGTCTACACCAATCAGGGGAGTAAACATTGATACCGACAGCGATTTCGTTATCAATCTTCTCCTTCATGATATGTGCGTTAAACCCGAGAAAATACCTGCGGAATGCGATGACATAGTCCATTGCACCAGCAGCAAAGACACGCGTTTTACCAAGCGCGACTTTCTCAAGCGGGCGACGTTCATCCTTCAATGTATCAATCCAATACGTGGGAGTGCGAATGCCTTTCTTTGCGTTTTCGATTCTCAAATTAATTGCTTGACAAAGTTCCTCGTTGTCATAAATGTATTCTTCACCATCTCCAAGCCATTTCGTTTTACCAAGAGTTCCTTTCGCATCATTTATCCAAGGCCAGCCAGGACTGGATCTTCGATTAATGGGTTCTGCGTAGTTATCATTTGGTAAACCCGAAATAGACTCTTCATGCGTGAGAACAGTTTTATGCCGAGGATCAATGTTGTCATACAATTTAGAGGAAAATGAAATACAAGCGCTATCTAACACATTTTCATCAATATGCTTAGTAGGGACACCACATTTACGCAAACCTTTCTCAAGAGGATCTACAAGAACTCCATCTACCCTGATACGAGACAGTGCAGCTGGAGCTGTTGTACAAGCGCCATCATTGAAAGTCAGAGCACCTTGAAGAGGAGATTCGCGTAACTTAGTTTTGCCATTACCACGCATATTTCTGTCTATTTTTCCAATCGGTATAAAGTCGCCCTTGGGAAGAGTAGGTTCTTTGTCTTCGTTGACATAGGCTGCAACCTGTGTGCAGTGACTACGCCAATCATTGGAGTCTGAACCAAAAGCTCTTTCCAGGTCGGCGGCAGAAAGACTGTTCGAAACACCTTTGCCTGGACACCCGGCTATATGGAAGCCAACTATTTTTCTCTTCACCAGAGGTGAGGACAAAACTAGAGGGCTGCCACAATCACCGGGGGCAGTATCAGCTTGGTACTCCCAACAATCTCTCAACGCAATTACTCGCTCTTTTCCGTTGATTTCATCATGTTGATACGAAAACGTATCGCGAGCCTTCACTTCTGGAAAAGTGTGGGGCTCGAACACAATGTCATCAAACTGGTCGCGATAAGTGACAAGAGTTGCGCGACACGATTGGATGGTAGACAGTTCTTGATTGGTTACGAACAAATGAGTTATACAGCGGTGCATGGGTAGATGAATAGGAAATTGGATTATAGAAGCATCTTTCTCCAAATTTGGCGTGCCACGTATGTCGGCTGCGACTCTTGATGCCAAGATAGGTGCAAAATCTAATTGGGTCGTGTCAAATACAAGACCATCTTTACAATGAGTGTTACGAATTTTTATCTTGGGAACAGCACGAATACGAGAAACAGCATGAGTTGGAACAATGGCTTTCCGATCCTTAACAAAAGTGATATTTACAATGGGCTTCCATTCCGAGTGCGTATTGGAACTTGGAACATAAACCCGATACATATTACGCAACAATTTCTTATGAATAATTTCATTTTGATTCTGGTCATACACAGCTTCGGAAGTCATACCTCTTGTCTGACGATTTTCGGTACGATACGTTTTCTTCTGCGATGTACGAGCAGCATCATATTTTCTACCTTCAGTTTTCATGGTTTTCTTCGAATTAGTTCTTGCGCTATCATATTTCTTCCCTTCACACGTTGGCTCACTAGTGGGCTCATCCTCAAAAGCTTCCTTGAAAGATAGGGCCTCAGCATCCTCATAGAGTTGCTGGGCTTTTGCAATCATGGCAGCTTCATTGGTCAGATCACAAGACAAGTCACCGTGGTGGTCACGAACAGCATTGCAGAAAGTGCATGAAGAGTTACAGAGGCAAGAGAAAAGAAGTTTCGCTTGAGTAGAAGTGAGAACACTCCATTCTTCATCGAGACACTGGCGCAGTTTGCACTCTTCCAGTGTTCCAATTGGAAACTCCCTTGGCTCGGTAGCTTTCCACACTTCTTTCAAATTGGTCTTGAATTTGTTGAACTGGTAATAGAGAGCGAATCCAGTAATGACTGTACAAAGGCCTACAACAACATTTCCCATATGCCTAGCAACAAAATTCTCAGGATTTTCAGGGTTTAGACGATAATTTAAAACCTGAATAAACCGTTTAGAAAGTGAGGCGAGCAAAGAGGAAGTTTTGTTGGAAACGGTCGTAGCAAGTTCTTTACCTTCAACGTAATACGCATGCAATATTTCGCGCACAGATTTAGAAACATGAGGAACGGTGACGTCTGCCTTAGGATAATTTTGAAGAATGTAATCCATAATTTCAGCACACGATTTACCTGAAAAATCGACAGAATCAAACACGCTAAAAGATTTTGGTAAATTAATATCTATAACTGAATCGGGGTCATTAATTTGGTAGAAATACTTCACAGCAGCTACTTCAGCAAGATTAAAATTGTCTTCATCAGCCTGGGATTTGAATTTTTGCGCACGAATTTGTAGATAATCAATACGGTCTTTTGAGTCTTCATATTGGGAAATGTAAGCTTCTTGACATATTTTAGCAAATTCATCATAGGATATCATCTTCTTGCGCGTCCTGCCTTCAGCATCTAGGTACATTTCACCCGTACCTGTGTCAGGATCCACGACATGAAACTGGTAGACTTCATCTGCAAGAACAGGCAAATCCTTCAATTTTGTTTTGTCAAGACGGCGTTCTGGCTTCCCATCTATAAGAACGAGCTTACCGTAAGCGTCAACAATATGAACTTCAGCCACAACTTGGCGGCGGCGCTTGTAGGCGGAAGGACATATCAATGATTTGATATCAAATGTGTTGGCGTTTGAGGTCAGGATCATTCCTTTAGATATGAAGGGCGTGGTCTTCTTCTCATGGATATCAGCCATATGACACATCATGGGTATGATGTTTCCGGTACGAATTATCTCCATAAATTCCTCGTTGGGCTTTGAGGAACTATCTGTACGTTGTCCGAAATCATCATACACACAAATTTTCTGGCCTTGGTATCCATCCCAGAACTCCTGCTCAACTTGCCTCATATAGATATTCTCTATAACTTCATCTTCAAGTCCCTCAGTAGCAAGTAGATCTTGGGCTAATAAAAATACTAGTCCAGATTTACCCACTCCTGAATTTCCATAAAGGTGAATTACAGCGGGCTCTGTACGAGGCGAGAAGTAGCGGGCGCCACGAGTGGTGATAGCAGTGTACAGTTTAGAAAGTTCACGGAAATGTGTGTAGAAAGGTTGCATTTGCGCTGACGTCAATTTGAGCAATGAAAGTTGTTGTGAATACCGAAGACCTTGCTTGTATAATGCCTCTACCTTATCGCACAGAGCGGGACTGGTAGTGATATCATCGAAGCTAGCTCTTTGCACAACCTCTTGAATTGCTGCGAAATAGACTTTGATATCTGCAATATATGGTTCGATATCTAGCGCTTCCTTGGGCATACCACAAATCTTCGAATAGCAAACGTCAAACGCCTTAGACACCCATTCTCCGAGAAAAGTGTAAGTCTTTTCGAAACCGGAGATTGCGCGACCAAAAGATGACATGCGATTCAATGCTTCTGTGATATCTTTCTGGTTGGGCAATTTACTAGACACAATGACTGTGAGGAAAGTCATAATAGTGGCAACTATGGGCATCAAAAGAGCCTTGGTAGCGAGATAAGCGTCGTCAGCTTGCGCGCGAAAAGTTTTGAAAAATGATAGAATTTGAAAGAAATGGTCTTTCATTGCATCGGCAGCTTTAATAGCAAGATCGAAAGAAACTTTGAAGTGCGAAAGGACATTAATGAGACTTAAACCTACGGTTATAGGATCCTTAAGATTACGCCAGATAACAAACATATTTGTACAAAAAGAAGTGAGCATTTGATAGACGTTAGGCTCACCGATGGTGGCTTTGACACTATTCATTAAGGTGTCAATAAGAGTTTTGGAGCCTGCCCAGTCAAGTCCGAGATTGACATTGACGTCGAAGGCTTCAGAAGAATAACCATCATCGTGGAAGTGTTGAAGAATGCGGTCAGAGGTAGCGCGAGAGATGGAAACAGTAAGTTGACCTTCATTCCAATACTGATAGAATGCAATTCTGTGACCAGCAATCATATAATTATAATTGTAAGAATCACGAGAGAATTGTTGTACAGTATGGAGAGACATGTCCATTTTCTGCATCCGTGTCAAACAAGCTACAACTCTTAGAAGACGAGCACGTTCAAGTTGGTTGGTCGAAGAGGCAACGCGGCGACGGAGATGATCAAGAGCAGCACACGAAATGTACTCAAAATTTTCTCTGTCAGAGACACCATCAAGAAATGTTGCTTCAGGATACATTTCTTGAAACTGAATTGCGCGCCAGGAAGGCTCATCAGCAGAAACTTGAGAGCGCCAACGAGGAGGAAAACGCGTCTGGATGTTCAAGGATGAAAGTAGTTGATCAATACGAGAACGACCAGAAATGCACTCAAGTACGAGATCCTTAAATAGGAGATGACGCTCGGACTTGGAAGCAAATCGGTTGTGAAAGTTCTCAATATCGGCATCAATGAGAGGATCAGGGTGAACAATGAATTTAGTAAAGTTGAGAACAACATTAGAAGGAGTGCAATCAGAATAAGAAATCGGGCGTGAAAAGTAGAAGGCCGAATCGTTAACTTTAAAGACGCACTGGTGTTGGGTCTCAGTATGTAAGTGCTCGACATAATAACCTTTTGGGTTATTGCCAAGAAAATACTGGAGAATTTTGAAAGCAACAGATTGTTCGGGAGTGAATTTCTCATCTTGAAATGAAAGGGCACGTTGAATAGTTTTCAGTTGGGCGAGTAATTCTGAAATATCAAGGGGACAATAATTACAAAAAGTTATGGTAGACATGATATATACCTGAGGAACTTTATTCGATATATAAATGTCTATTAAAGTCGAAGAACACTGACTATAGAATCACTATAATAGGTGCAAATCGAAATTAATCTTCTCAGTAGGTTAGCGAGGACTATCTCTTCTTGTTCTCGTACAAGGAACGGCGTAAGTTTACTTGCAGGATACGCACTGAAGCCTCACAAATACGCGGAGGTTTTATAACTGATAACCTTTCAGATTGCTGGGTACAAATATATACGGAAGTTATTGATGAGATAACAATATATATAGATGCAAATCGCTCTTCGTCTAATGTGCAGAGTCTTGCCTCACACTCACAATAGGAAAGTAACACGTCGTTATACAATACAAGTAGTTGTATTTCACAGGACGGAAAAGCACGTCGGAACAATACAAGTAGTTATATTTCGCAGGACGGTTGGGCCG